GACTATGCGCACTCGAATCGTGCAAGCTATTGATTTCAATAGCTTTTGCGGTGGATGGCATTAGATTTGCTGCAAGGACCAGCAGTGCTATTGCTGGCACCGTCTTGCTTTGAGTTTTTACCATTTCGAGCGCCTTGAAGACGTTTAGCCAATGGGCGCGCAATTTAGGCGTCTTCGCCTTTTCTCCCTGTAAGTACACCAGCCAATATTCTGGCGCGTCGTTCGCTATGTGCGCGATCTGTGGGATTCGTGTGTCCGGCATTGGTACGTCGCCACGTCTCCATTGGCTGAGTGTCTGCGGCGTTACGTCGATCCGTCGCGCTAGCTCAGCGTCTGAAATTCCGCCCGCTTGCAGCTTGGCTTTGTCAAGCAAGGCTTGGATGCCGTTCATCAGGTAATTCCTTGACAGGTAAATGCCTGATGAGTCTAATGCCCATGCCATCAGGTATTCACCTGATGGTCGCGCCCCCGGCTCCCCTCCGGGGTCCGCGTCAAGGGGCAGGGGATAGGGGCTTCATGGACACCAACACACTTGCATTGCTCGCCGCTTCCGCGCTGACCGTGATCGTCGGCCTCGCCCGATTGGTCGCGTGGATTTTTGACCGTCGCGCCGAGGCTGCGCTGCGCGCACACCGAGAACAGGTCTTCATCATCGAAAGCTACGCCGATCTGGTTTCATCCTCGTTGGCGGCTGACTATGTTGATCCTTGCGTATCTGCTGCTGAAGAACGTGCCGAGCGCATGGGTGACGCTACCTCGGGTTACTGGTACGGGGAGTGCGTGGCATGACCGCCTCTGTCGTCTCTCATATCGACACCTACCACACCGTGATCGGTGGCCGTCGCACTCGGCGTTTCCGCCTGACCGTGCGCGTTGCTGGCCGGCTGGTAGAGCAGAGCGAGTACTTCTCCCGCCGTGCTGCTCTGGCGTGTGAAGCCGCTGCCGTGGAGTTCTACGCTCATGGCTGATGGATCGCTCGCGGTGTCGGGACTCCCCTCGTCTAACAGGGGAGTCAGTGAATTCAGGAACGCCGATGGAACCCTCACGGTCGGCATTGATTGGTTTTCCGCCTCTGTAGATCTTCGCGCCGTTCTCGGCGAAGCCGGCGTGTTCGTCAACGACGACCCCGAAGAGGTCCGCGAATGGATGGACGTGACCGCCGCCAATGCCCGTGCGGTTGCATTGCAGGTTTTCTGCTGGTTCTTCGCCGGCCTTGGGCTGGAACTCGACGAAACGGCAGGCCCTGGGCGCTTCTACACCTGGCGCGTGCGCATCACTGATAGCGATGGTCAGCATGTTGGACTGATCGAGTTAGGCGGGGAAAACTGCCGCCGTGCGGATGGCACCTACACCGCGCGTATCGAGTTGACCGGTACCGGGTGTGGAGTGTTGAGCGCAGCGCGCTGCGGCCATGCGAAGCGGTGGCTGGAGCTTCGAGCGAAGCTCGAAAGCTGCGCTGGGAGATTGACTCGTATTGACGTTGCCGCCGATGACCTGTTGGGCAAATACCCGCTGAAACTGGCGCAAAGTTGGTACGCATCGGGCGAGTTTGACAATCGCGGCCAGCGTCCTAAAGCGCAGACAGTTGACGATCATGACAGCGGTGACGGCAAGACCTTTTATGTTGGCGGCAAGAAGTCAGAGAAGCAGCTGCGCGTGTACGAGAAGGGCAGGGAGCAGGGTGACAAAGCGTCCGAATGGGTGCGCTATGAGGCGCAGTTTCGGGCCACCAATCGCAAGGAATTGCCGTTGGATTTGCTGCGTGATCCGGCTGGCTATCTGCTTGGCGCGTACCCGGTTTTAAAGTTCCTTCACTGCGTCGCCACGCGGATCGATATCACCAAAGCTGCCGTTGATGCCACTTGGAAAAGTGCGCGCCGGCACCTCAAGCGCCAGTACGGCGCAACCCTGAATTTCATTTTGCGGCAATGCCCGACGCCCGATGCGTTGCATGCCGTCATCAGCACCTGCACGTCGCATCGGCTACCGGCGTGGGCAACAGCAGACGTAGCCAATCAATGGCCCGAAATCGCGGGCGTCAATCAAACCTTAGAAGGGGTTACACCATGAGCGGAATCAAAGTCACCGTCTTGAGTGTCGAAGTCGATGAGCGTGGCGGCACGTTCAAGGACGACGAGGGCAAGGATCGGGAATACACCACGCGCAAGCAGAAAGCCAAGCTCGAAGCCGGTGGCTTCGCGTATCCGCTGGATGTGCGTTTGGAGAAGGGCCAAGCCGCCTATCAGCCCGGTGAATACGAGCTCGATGTTGAAGCCATGGTGACGGTCAACAAGGGTGCGATCAATTTCAGCAAGTTCCATGCGTTGCGCGCTGTCAAAGCGCCTGCACGCGCAGCGGCCTAGCCCATGGCGATGTGCGTAGCCCTTCAAGCAGATGGCACCTTGGTGCCCACCGGCCAATCGGTCGGCGAATGTAGTGCCTACGTGCTGGTCAGTGGTAGCGAATACAGCGTGTATGCGCTGGTGCAAGAAGCGTTCGCCATGCCCAGTAATGAGGACGCCGTTGTGTGGTCCACCGGCTGCTGCGGTGTGGTGATCGTGTGGTTCGTCCTGGGGCGCCTCGCCGGCAGCGTCGCGGGCATGTTCAATGACCGGTAAATCAATCAATCAACAAGGAGAGAAAAAATGGGTGACATTCTGTCGGGTCTGAGTGCGGCTGATGCCGTGACCGCTGTTGTGGGTGCTGCCGCGCTGATCGCGCTGGTTGGCTTCACCAAGTGGGGTGCAAAGAAGGTGGCTGGCTTCTTCGGCTAATGGTGGTGAGGGTAGGGCGGCGCTTCGGTGTCGCCCTCTCTCTTTCTGGGGGTCGTCATGATCGTTCTACTGTTCTGTGCATTCATGGGCGCGCTGTGTGGATGGGCAGCCGTCAAGGGTTTGGACGCGCCATGATGCGAGTGATTCGTTCGGCGTTGGTGACATTCGTCATCGCGCTATGTGCCATCTCTCCTGCGCAGGCTGCTGACTCGCGGTCACAGGCATTTGCCAAGTGCATGAAGGATGCCAGCGCGTATCAGGTCAAAGACACGAACCTTATTACCAGCCCAGGCACGTGCGTAGACAAGGGCACCGTGGCTGCTGGCAAGTACTACCAATGTCAATACAGCGCCGCTGCTTACTATCAAGGCCCCGTGTCTGTGGTGACCTGCGGCGAGTACCCCTATGACAATGATAACAACTGCAAAAATGCGCCTCCGCTGACGAACGTCTCGGTGCGCGGTTCCATCTATGCGTGTTCGAATCAGTGCCAGTACACAATGAATTCCGTTGGCGGCGTGGATGTGTGCATGGGTGGTGGTGCCGACCTGTATTGCGCTGCCAAGAACTGGTCACCCACGGGGCAGGAGTGCCAAGAGGGCGATGCTGTGCCGTCTGGTATTCATGAGCCTGACAAGCAAACGTGTGCATCTACTGGCGGCGCTTACGCTGAGTGCATCAGGTCGGACGGCACCCACTGTGTGACCGGCGCTGCTGGTTCCACGCTGTGCTGGAAGCCAGAGCTAACTGGCCCGCGTCAGACCGCCGATGGCACGTATGCCGGTGATCGGCAGAAGGCACCCGCTACGCCGACGCCTCCTCCTAATCTGAAAGACCCTAAGCAGGTTTCCAACACCACGACCACCGTCAATAACACCACCTACAACACGACCACGTGGAGTTCCAGCGGCAGCAAAGGCGGGCAGGGCAACGTGGGCGAGGGTGGCAAAGACAATGGTTCGGGTGGCGGTTCTGGCGGCTCTGGTGGCGGCTCCGGAAGTGGACACGGAGACGGCGACGGTGATGGGGATAGCGACGATCCGGGAGAGGCTTCGCCTATCGGCGACCTCTACACCAAGAGCGATAAAACAGTGGAGTCCGTTGTGTCGAGGTTTGCAACGCAGGTTCGCGCCACACCTCTCGCTGGCGGGATTGCAAGCTTCATGACGGTTCCGTCTGGCGGTTCGTGTCCGGTGTTTAGCCTGCGCGCGTCGAAGTGGTGGGATGCCATGACGATTGATTTTCACTGTAGCGGCACATTCCTCACGTTTTTGCGTGCGTGTGGATGGGTCATTTTGGCGATTGCTGCTTATGCGGCCATCCGCATCGCCGTGACATAAGGGGCAGGGCATGTACGCTGGTTGGTTCACCGATCTGACAGCCTGGATATGGAGAGCGGTCAAGGCGGTTTGGCACGCGTTCGCTGATTTCATTGGCGATTTGTTTGTGATGTGGTTGGAACAGTCGCTGTCGGCGATCTTGTATGTCTTGAGCCTCTTGCCGATGCCCGACTTCATGAAAGGCCAGAGCATCGGCGCGATGCTGGGAAATGCCGGCAGCACAATCCTTTGGTTCGCGGATGTCTTCATGATTGGGCCGTCCCTGGTTGCCGTGGGTGCGGCCATGATTTTCTACTTGCTGCGTCGTGTGCTGACGCTAGGGATTTGGTGACATGCTCGTTTTCAATGAAGGTGTGCCGCGCGCCGGTAAGAGCTACGACGCGGTAAAAAATCACATCTTGCCGGCAATTAAGAAAGGTCGTCGCGTGTTTGCTCGCCTCAACGGTCTACGCCATGACCGCATCGCCAAGCATCTGGGGATGGAGGAAAAGGATGTGCGGCACTGGCTGGTTCTTGTGGACACCAAGGATGTAGCCAAGTTGTTTGCCTGCACGCAGGATGCTTCGGGCAAGTGGTGCATTCCAGACGAATTCAAAGATGCACTGGTGGTGATCGATGAGGTTCACGAGTTCTACGTGAACGAGCGTAAGCCGCTGGAACCAGCCGTCGAAAATTTCTGGGCGTTGCTCGGTCAGAACGGCGGCGATGCGGTCATCATGACGCAGTGGATCAATCGGCTGCATTCCGCTGTTAAGGCGCGTATCGAGAAAAAAAATACGTTCCAGAAGCTCACTGCGGTGGGCATGAAAAGCCGGTACCGCGTGACGTATTTCCATACGACCTCGCCCGGCAAGTTTGAAAAAGTGGGTGGGCAGACGCTCAAGTACGATCCCGCCATCTTTCCCCTGTATGACGGCTACGCGCCTGGCGCGGAAAATACCGAGGTTTACGAAGAGGGCGGCAAAAACGTTTGGGCCGCGATGGCCGTGCGTGCCGTGATCTTCCTTGTGGTCGGCGGCGTCGGCTTGTATTTTTTCGCGGGCTTTTTCAGCAAGGGCAAGCAGGAAACGCAAAAGCCTGCGCCGGGCGGTGCGCATGTGTGGCAGCAGTCCGACAAGACCAGTGTGGGTGCTGGTCTCGCTAATGGCGCGCCAAGTGTGCCCGTGCATGCGCCGCCACCCGATCCTCTTGCCGATCTGACCGACGAGCAGCGCTATGTCGCGCAGCTTGCGGAGAAAGGGCGCATTCGGTTGGCTGCGCGTGCACGTGTTGGCTCGCATGAGCGTGCGTGGGTGCAGTGGATCGATACGTCAAACAATGTCATTGAGCAGCTTGATATCGATCAGTTGCGGGCGCTTGGCTATGTCGTCTCGATGCTGCCATATGGTGTGCGTTTGGCAGCCGGCAAGCATGTGTTGGTCGCTACCCCCTGGCCGTGGCGCGAGCCAGTGCGCGAGCAGGACCCGCGCCTTTATAACACCTCGCCAGATGGCAGGAGCGACGGCGCTGCTGGCGTTGCGACCGTAGGGAGTGACGCCGGTGGCGCTGATCGCGACCATCAAGGAAGCGGTGTAATCGGGCGTGTTCCGCGCAGCCTTGGTACGTTCCCCGAAAGTAAGGCTTATCAGACCGTCACCAGCACGCCGGCAACTACGCTCGATATGTAGTTTCGTGACGTGTCACGATTCAACAGGGATCGTTCGGCAACTCCTGCCAGCCGTTCGACAGTCGTCGGAAGCGCTTGTGTTGAATGCACCGCTCGTCTGATTCTAGTTCGCGTAGTTGCAGCCGTGCCGGTTCTGCGCGCTGAGAGCGTGGCTTGTATAGAGGGTGCGGCCCGACTGTGGGCAGCGCGGCGCTGACGCTGCGCAGCGTGAAGTAGCCTAGGCACAGCGCCACCACGCCCGCGAGTGCTGCGGTCATGAGCTGGCCTACAAAGATGCCCAGCGCGATTTCCCACCAAAGCCCATCATGGTTGTTTTGCGGTCTGTAGCTCATACGGCCCCCGTTGACGATGAGCGGGCATTGTAGGGGTGTAGGGGCATCGCCCCTACGGATAACGCTTCACACGCGGCCTTTGCGCCTACGCGCCTTCGGCAATGATGATCCTGCGCATTCCGCCGCAAAGCCGGTAGCCACCACCTGCGGACCCGATGTTGATTCAATCTTTTTTCTGAATCGATCCCTAATGAAAATGACGTTCGCCGGACGTTTCAGCCGAGTTTTTGACCGTCCCTCGGCCATCATCTTCGTCCACTCGCGTGCGATATCGCAGGTGAGTGATAGGTAGCTCAGCTGCCATGGCTCCATGGCGCGGCCCTCTGGTGTAATGAGGTATCTGTTCTGAAACGAAAAACCGGCCCATTGGCCTGTCAGTTTTCGATTACGCATGCGCCGCTCTCCGTTCGGCGGGCCATCGTCGCCGCCGCGGCGTGACCGCAGCAGCAAACGAACGCAACCAGCGCTGCAAGCGCCTTGACATAATATACA